ATATTAAATACCTCATCACTGGTGTGAAGTGAATCAGCACACTCAGCAATAAGCTCAAATACTTTGTCGATGTTACTAGAGCTAGACGTTTGAATACCTAGCACTGCATCAACTGATGGATATCTCATTTGCAGTGTATAGTCATCAGTGATTTCAATAAGCATTTTCTTTTTATCAATCTTAGGTACAACTACTTGACTTAGATCAATTACTACATCGTTTCGTGTTTCACACTTGTCGCATGGTAATGATACCTTAGCACCTTCACCCGCCGATTTTGACCTTAGTTGAGTAAACACATACTCAATGTCAAACATAGTTAGGTTATTAACCTTGATGGCGTTTTCGGTACAACCAGCAATAACATCTTTGATTGCACGAATCATTTGCTTTTCATCCTGTGATTCCAATGCCATCATCAGGATCTTTTCTTCCTTTACGAGATAAGGTCTATAGACCACTTTCTCCTGGGTGGAAGGAACCGTCATTTCATAACGCGGTGCGTCTAGTTTTGGTAAAGCCATAATAATTTAACTCCTAAGTTTATATAGCGATGGGATTTGTTTCAACATCCCAGTTTTCATATGAGAAAGTTGCCGTGAAGCGAACGATCGTGTTTTCCTGTGAGTTACCAAGCTCAAAGGATTGAATGCCAGTTGGAAAAGCTTCATAGATATTCCAGCGTTTGGTAGGAACACCCTTGGTATCCAAATGTTCAATAAAGAATGGATTATAGTACTCTGACTTTAATCTAACCTTGAAGTCGTGTGAAGGACTGTTAATGTTTACGATAGCTCTGTCCTGCCACGCCTTAACGTAGTCGTATGCCTTCCAATCATTGGTAGTTAACCAAGTAATCGAAATGTCCTCGTTCTCGAATCCATAGACTCTCTTTGAGGACTTAAGGCTAGTGAAATGGTCAGCGGTTGTTAACTGACGCCCAGGTATAGCAACTGATTCGCAAAGGATATCAAGATCACGGTCAGCTACATAGACCTTGAACCTGTTGGCCATTGCTGGTCCGCTTTTCTTAAATTGCGATGTTAGATCTTCTATCTTCATGCCCTATACATCCTCTTTGAGTCCGCCCAGACGCTGCGCTTACCAGCCTTGCGGAATTGTTCTGTTGGCAGAAAGATTGCGATATCCCATTCCGATGGTTCCACCAGAACAACACGCGATTCAATCTGTGAAGTAAGATACTTCTTAAAGCATGGTTTGAACTCACGATATCTTTGTACCGACTGCAGCAGATTATAGTTAATCTTTAGCTTTGTGGTCTCATCGTATTTAGAATTATTCGCGGTCGCAGATAACTTGTCAAGGAATGTTGCCCGTACTGCAGGGCTAAGATAATGAAGGTTAAGTCCATAGAACCCTCCCTTTGTTGGTTCAACCATGATGGTCAATGGAAAGGAATCGTAGTAAGGAAGTTCTTTTCTTAACTTTGGATCATAGAAGTACATGTACATCTTACCAACCCCAGGACGATTCCGTGGAGTAAGCATAGGATCCCGTAGGAGCTGGCGACGATTAACGTCCTTCAGTTCCCTTGCCTTATTGCGAAACCATGCACGAGCCTCCTTTGACCTTGCGGTGAGACCCTTACGATATGCTTCAGCTTCTAACTTTTGAAATAGTGATTCTGCCATACCTTTATTTATATCAATCTACTTAAGGATTCTTATCCCTAGTGATTTTAAGGTCTTCTCTGTCCACACTTGAAAACTAACTCCGTTATCTTTTGCAAACTCATTGGCTGCTTTCCATTTACTCTGGTTCTTAGCATACGTCATTGTCTCCCTGATGAACTTTCGAGTACGACGCTTTGGTTCCTTGGGTGGTGTACAATACTTCTCTGGTTTGATCTCAACAAGGAATGCTTCTCCCTTCTTATTCTTAAACCAGATGTCTATATGGTACTTATGCCACTTACCGTCAGTAGCGCAAACGTAAGGCAGAATAACTTCCTCTGAGTTCCATGCCACGATGTCAGGATTCTCATCCATCCACCTAAAGGTATTGCGCTCCCAAAGGGATCTATATGTTATCGACTTGATGTCTCCAACATACTTATTCTTGTTCTTTGGTGTATATTTACCTTTGTATGCCATATAAATAATCTCGAGAAACATTAAACTATCGGAGTTATTTATGGGCATACTTAGATATCCCGACAACGTTGAGTCCAGAGACACACCATACGTACTCTTTCAAACAAAGAAAGCTCAGTACGATGGTCGTGGTAATCAGACGTTGACGGTACTTGACGGTAACGGATGTGCGATCTACATGCCACAGAATATCGCCGTTAACGATTCACAAAGATACGAGGCAACATCAACCGGTGTAGTTGGCGCACTGTTCGACGTAGCGACAGCAGGCGGAGCAAAAGGCGTAACACTTGAGGATATCAGAGCAGCAGCTCTTGCTAACCCAGACATCGTAGGTGGTGTTGTTGGTGCAGCAGTAGGTGCTGCGACTGGTGGTGCAGGAGGGGCAGTTGTTGGTGGCTTAACGTCAGCAAGTGTTGTTGGCGGTATCGCGGCTGAGGCTCAAAAGAGTATTCAACAGACACTGAATCCTCGTGAGTTCATGTTGTTCAAGGCTCCTACGATTCGTACATTCTCAATGGAGTTTAACTTTTTTCCAAAGAACACTAACGAAGCAAACTCTATACCAGCAATCATTAAATATTTTAGGCAAGCATCGTATCCAATCTCTCAAGGATTTACTTATAACTTTCCATTAGCCTTCACGGTTACCTTTGCTAAATCAACCCAAATGATTAAACTTCCACAAGTGGTTTGTACATCAACATCAGTAACGTATAACCCTAATGCGCAATCATATTTTGAGCATAACAATATGCCAGTTGAGGTTACACTTGCTCTAAACTTCCAAGAGCTCCAACCAATCGATGCTCAGTTGGTAGGAGAAGGATTCTAAAATGCCAAAGTTTTTCCAATACTTTCAGAAAGAAGATTTCGATATTGATGGCGATGGTACTAAAAGGTTAGTAAATCTATCTCAGTACTCAAAAGTATTCTCTAACATTGCCGACGATATATCGTTCTATACGTATTACACGGTGGATAACGCGGATCGTTTGGATAACATCTCACAAAAAATTTATGGGACACCGGAATATTACTGGACATTTTTTCTAATCAACAAGGAATTAACCAATTCTTGGAAAGGTTTTAGAAAAGATGTCAACGAGTTTAACGATACGATGGCCAGAAAATATTCAGGGACGGCATTATTCTTTACGACTGGCGTTGGTACTACTCCGGTTAGTCTAGACAGCACGCTATTTGTTCCTGGGACAGAGCTAGGAAACGGATTTCTTGGTAAGACTCTGGTAAAGAACGGCTCAATGGAGTACGTGGTGGTTGAGAACCCTAGCGGTTATTCCTCGGCGTATCTAAATAATACCTTGTTCTCAGGTAGTGATGCAGGTAGTGGTAACTATAGAATTGATTACACTATGCCGTATGCAGATGCACCACATCATAAGGAAAACTCTGATGGGGAGTGGGTCATCGATGGTACGGCAACGGTATCAAATAAGCAGTACGAGTCTGACCTAAACGATCTACAATTTCAGATCAAGGTTATCAGACCACAACATATCCTATCAGTGGCACGACAGTTTGAGCGTGAAATGAAACGCAGAAGAGTGTAACGTATGTCGGATCCAAACCTACAGAACGCCATCCCAAAAGTACTCAGTGAGTTTACCATACAGGTAACTAAGTACAACGGTCAAGTAATCGATATCAGTGACAACGTTACTGCGGTATCGGTGTTCGAGTCAATCTTTACTCCGTTTCTGTATGGTAATATGACGGTCATTGATAACTCAGCCATGGCGTCAGTCTTTCCGTTCATCGGTCAAGAGAAGGTTAGAATCAGTTGGGTCAGGGCAGAAGCAAGAGTTCAAAAAGACTTTTACATATACGACGTAAAGGACATGAAGACTCAAACCGAGGGCACTGGTTCGTACACACTCACCTTTACGTCAGAGAAGCAATTTAGAAATAACATCAGCCTTTTCTCTAAATCATACAGTGGAAACGCAGCGGATATCATCAAGAACGTATACGACGATTGGTTAATCGAGCCAGGATCCAGTAAAAAGTTAAAGTTAAACACCACTGCTGCTGCTTCGCACAACGTAGTATTTCCATACATAAAGCCACTCGCCGCCATCAACATGATTCAAAAGAACTCGTTGGGGGAGGACGGAACTCCAATGTTTGTCTTTGAGACTATGTACTCAGAGGATACCGTATTGGACTCAATGAAAAGAATGCTTGAGCAGGAAAAGGTATTTACGATAGAACCCGTACCAATGTCAGCATCTGACCCAGAACCAACACGTGAAATGAATAAGTACGACGGTCAGATATACAGTACATTGATGAAACAAGGATACGAAACACTCGCTAGAACAGGAGATGGCGTGTTTGCGTCCACGGTAACCGCTGTGGATATTGCAGCAAGAAAGGCAGATATCACTGATTTCTCGTTCAGGGAACACGCCAAACCAATCGCTAACGACTGGGTATCGGCATACTTTGCCTTTGATGATAACCGTATTCACACGCAGTACAACACCAAGAATCGTATCATGTATAAGAACACCTTGGCGTTCGGCGACGACGATTTCCCTAATCTTACAGGATTGGACGAGCTCGAGGTAGCCATCATTAATTCTTACTTCTCAAGACTGCGTACCGTATCGGTATTGGCTCACATCAACTCTGCGCCAGAGATTGAATGCGGAAAGATGGTTGAGTACAAGAAGGAAAGATTCTCACCAAAACTAGCACCAGCCGATGATCCTGATGATAAGGTATCCTCGGGTAACTATCTTGTGGCCTCCATACACCATCATATCAGAAGGCAGGAGTACACAATGTCGATAGAACTCGTAAGGGACGGCATGGGCGATGAAGCGGATCTGTACAACAATCAGGAGGTAAACCTTGGTGTACCACCTCGTCGTCAGGTCTCTATCTTAGATTATTCAGGAGGTTGATAATGAATTTTTATGTAGGAGTGGTTGAGGACCGTAACGATCCCAAGGCAATGGGTCGTGTTCGCGTCAGAGTACTAGGGCTACACTCGCCCGATAGGCTGAACGATATCCCAATCGAATCACTCCCTTGGTCGAACGTAATGATGCCGGCCAATATGTCCACCGCAGCAGGTGGAGTATCGCAGCTCGTCGAGGGAACCTGGGTGGTCTGCATGTACTGGGACGAGAATATGCAGGACCCAATCGTTATGGGATCCCTACCAAATATGTTCCAGGGAGCCCAGGACGTAACGAGTCTACAGAACCAATTAACGCTAAACGAGGAACGTCAGGCAGAGATTCCTGCAGAGATAGCGGAACTCAGAGCGGTCGAAACGGACGATCCTGAGCAGCTCGAAAGAATCAGGCTGTCGATCGAATCGTTATCCAACGAGCTCGAGGAACTAAAGGAACGAGCGGCCGAACTAATACAAAGGATCAACGGTGCGCCAACGGACTACGAGAAGGGATTCTCCGATCCTTTCGGCGTATACCCACGCGTGAGTTCTTCGGACTCCGACACCACTCTCGTCGGACAGGGCGGGGAGAAGTA